GATTAGCGATCTCTTCGACTACCTCCGGAACCAGATCAAGCACGCCGACAACTCGGCCGAGGAATACCGGACCTTTGAACGGGTCAGGGACCGCCTAGCCGAGATTCTCGACGAGCGCGAGCTGCGACTACAGTAGGGAAGCGAGATACTTCAGCAAACGACGCCAGCGGAAAGCAGTCACGACAGCCTTCCGTTCACGCCGCTCGAAGTAGCCGACGCCGCCATAAGGCCCGTAGGCCAAACCGAGTTCGGTTGTTCGATACATAAGATCACCTCCATTCCGGCTTTAACTAAAGCGAGGCCGGCGCGGGAAGCCAGTTACGTTTGCGTAACCAGTGAAGCCGAGAGCGAAGTGTCACAAAGGGTCTAAAATAGCCACATCTGAGATCGCGTTACAGGGTTGACTTTGTTCCCCCAGTGTTCCCCCTGGTTTTCCCCCAGACCTTTAGTGTCTGAAAATCAACGAGTTAAGTCCTGTCTGGGGGAAAGGGGAACACCCTTACCCTTTTTCTCTTTCAAAAATATATTATATAAGGGGGTGTCGCCAGCACCCCGTTTTCCCACGCGCCTCCCCCAAACCAACCCCCCTTTTCCCCCAGATGGGCTTAAACCACTCGACGACAACGACTTAACATGGGGGAACATGACTTTTTAGGCTGGGGGAACAGAAAGTCAACCCTGTAATAGATACCCGACTCTCGATAAAGGCGGGCGGATCACGCCTCATGCTTCACGCTTCAGAGCCCCGGCGCAGCCGTTTCACGGCAACAGCTTCGATCTGGGCGACTAGAAAACGCACAATAGTTCAAGCCACACTTCACCTACAGCGTAATTTCTACGCTATTTATGCGCTCAGAACGGATCTTGGTCTTCGTCCGGTGTCTCGACTGCCGGCGGTTCGATCCGCCACAAAGTCACCTTATCCTTGCCGTAGCGTTTGGAGACTACCGAGACGCCCGAGTCGGGAGTCGTGGCCAAGTCCCCAAGCCGCCTTCCTAGAATCCGCACCGGCCACTGGTTGGTCAGCGACGTGTTGTCGAAGATGGTGTGGAACGATTGATGCAGATCGACGGTCGTGCCTTCCCACGCCACCTTGCGTTCCTCGTCGGGCTTGCGCCGCCACCAAGCGTTCAGGGTGTCGCGCAGCTCGGCTTTGGCGCCAGAGGCTTCGATCTTGGCGCGGATCTCCGTGGCGATGATGCTGCGGATGCCGTAGCGGCTAGTCGGGTCGGTGAGGCGGAAGGGGATCGTCCAAGCCTTGAGCCAAGCCAGAAGGTGCGGCAGCTCGTCTTTTTCCACGTTGGCGAAATACTCGGGGCCGGGCTGGTCTTCCCAAGACTGCATGGCCAAGACGATGAGCTTGTCCTCGTTGGATACGTCCAGGGTGGGGACGGCTTTGATCGAGACCACGTCGTCGTTGGCGGCGATGACCACACGGCCTTTCCATTCCACGAGGATCGGCGTGACGAACTTCTCGTGGTATTTGTGGCGTCCGTGGGCGGCGAGCTTCTTGACCGCGCTGGCGTAGCGGTTGAGTTGGGCCTCGCTCTCGGCGGCTTTGGAGTCGTCGATCACGGCGAGGGGAGAGTGGAACAGCTCCGAGTTGAACCCGTTGCCCTCGCCCGAGACGATCGAAGAGAGGTCGGCATAGCCGCCCATCGCCGGAGCGAGGAGCTTCTCGATCAGGAAGGTTTTGAAGCAGTGCACGGGGCCGCACATGATGAGTGCTTGGCCGAGCTTGAGATCACCGGCCTCGGCCGACTCGTAGAATCGTTTGGCCCACGCAAGGAAGGTGTCCTTGTAGTCCGGCAGGGTGAAGACGTTGTCGAGGACGCTGGCGTAGCGCGGGAAGTGTTCGCCCCAGGCTCCGGCCTCCGGCGCGGCCGGTGTCACCTTCACTGTGGCGGTGTTGAGGTATTTCTTGCCGCCCTCAAACCAGACCTCGCTCTGGCTGTAGAGCCTCGGTCCGGCGCCGTGAACCCTTCGCTTGCGGCGCAGTTCCTCTTTGGCGGTGTCGAGCTGTGAGCAGGTTCCGCCTTTCGGGACGCGATCCGAGCATCCGCGGGTCTTCAGCGTGCTGGTCAGCACGGAGGTCATTTCGTAGCACCAGATTCCCTCGGCCGAGCGCATGAAGAACGCCTTACCGTCGTAGTAAATGTCTTCAAAGCGTCCGCCTTTATTCGCATTGGTGGGCGGTTTGGACATCTCTGGTGAGGCGCTATCCCCGTTTCCGGCGGCTAAAGCATCGTTTGTGCTGTCCTCGGCAAGGGGGGCGGCAATTTGACCCCCTCCTTCCGATTCCGTGGATTTCGACGGGGTTGGGCTATTAACGGCCAATTTTTCGGCATTCGGATTGAAGTAGATCAGCGATTGGCTTTTTCCGTTGTCTTTTCGCGTCACCCCTGGAAGGCGCGTGAGCCGGACGGCAGTGATGGCGTTCGGATCGGCTCCGAGCGGAACGACCACGTCGGCAATTTGTTTGGCCGCGGCGAGCCATTCGTCACGATCGGCTGCGTCCACCCTGACAATGGCATGGGCCGAGGCATTTCCAGACAGGGTTACAGACACGATCGGTAATGTTACTCCACGCAAGATAGTAAGCCACTCTTCCAGTGGCATGTTGTCGGCTTCGATCAGGACGTGTCGGTAAGCGGTGAGGCTCGACTCCGAGCGGCGGGTCGGTTTGGCCTCGTCGCGGGGAGTCCAGTCGCCGGTCACCGGGTTGAGGAGAAACCATGCGCCCTCGGTATTCGTGCGGCCTAGGCGCACCACATCCTCGTCGTCCGTCTTGGGCGACCAGACGAGCTGCCCTTGGGAGAGCATGTCGGTGAAGAGGATGGTCTTTGCTTGGTTGCTGCTGTCGGGGCATCCGAATAGTGCGCGCAGGACTGTGCTGGCGCCCACTTCACTCACATCAACCGGACTGGTTGCCATGAACTCCTCGACCGAGGTCGGACCGGCCTCGAGCAGCTTGGCTATCGCGGCTTCGTCCTTCGGGCGTTTGGCTCCGACTGTCTTGCGCGGCGGGATCTTGCCTTCGACTTCGGCGCGGACCTTGGAAAGGGTGTTGGCGATCTCGCGGGGTTGGGCGGGTCGGCCGAGCCAAGCGTCGATCCATTCCTCGATCTCGTTGTCGTCAAATCCGGCGGCGACAAGCCGGTGGGCGGCTTTATACATCCAGCCGTGGCATCCTTCTCCGGCGGTTGGACAGCGGTCCAAGCCGAAGTCTTCGGGGGCATGGTCAAGATTCATGGGGTTGTTAGGTTATGATGTTCGTAGAAAGCGATGCGTTGGCCGATCCATTCCATACAGTTCACGGCCATCGAGTTACCGAGGGCTTTGTAGCGTGGCCCGTCAGGGCATTGGTCGGCGGGTTTACCCTTCCAAGGGATGAGGGTGTGTCCGTCATTAAAGCCTTGAAGCCTTTCACACTCCGTGGGGGTGAGGCGGCGGACGGCGTGCGGCACGATCACCCCGCCGGTGTGGTTGATGTCGCTCGCCGCCGATGAAATGGCTTGCGAGGTATCGCTGACTGTCTGGTTGTAGGTGTCGACGGCAATCGGCGTCCCGCGTCCTGTGCCGTCTTCGCTTGCGTCGAACCCTTCGCCTCTCAGCGAGTGGGCAACCAAGTCCGTCGCGTCGCGGAAGTCACGGGCCTTCATGGTCGATGCGGTCTCGTCTTCCACGTATTCGCCGAACGCCGCCATGCGGGCCGGAACGAGGACGCCTTCGCGGGACTCGTGGTCGCCGTAGGGATTGCGGGTGAGGGGAGGCGCGATGGTTGCAACTCCCTGAGTCGCGGCGGCGTCCAGCGTGTAGCTTGAGCCATCGTCGCTCCAGCCCTTGCCGTTCTGGCCTTTCTCCCGCGTCGTGGTGTCTTGTAGCGCCACGCAATTCCGCAGCCGGAACGTGGAGCCTTCGTGCGTGTAAGTATTGGCTTCGTGCGCCGTGAGCGGATCGGCAGTCTGCCCGTCGCCCGTGGCGATCAGCATCCCCGACTTGGCTGCTTGGACTGTGGTGAGCCCCTGCTCGCCGTCTTCCGCCGAGAGAGCGCCGACGACGTGGCCGTTGGCCAGAGATTGGTGGGTCAGCTTGCCGCCACCGCATTGGGTGTCGAGGGCTCCGGCGACTTGGATCCCGCTTCCAGAGCGCGGCGAAGATGCTCCGGCAGGACTTTGTTTCTTTTTGCCGCCCGCCTTATAATCCCGGCACACGCTTTCGGACTCAAATAGAACCTTGGCGGCACGGATCGGGTCTCCAAGACATCCGACAACGAACACACGTCGCCTGCGTTGCGCGACGGCACGGGGATGCCGTTGTGTTCTGACCCACTGAGCATCGAGCACGCGATAAGCCCACCCATACCCCAAGTCGCCCAACGCCCCGAGGAAGGAACCAAAGTCCCGTCCTCCGTTTGAACTGAGGACGCCGGGGACGTTTTCCCAGACAATCCATCGAGGCCGAAAATGTTGAGCGATTTCCAGATAGGTAAGCATGAGTCCTCCCCGCGAGTCTTTGAGACCTTTGCGGAGGCCGGCGACGGAGAAGGACTGGCATGGCGTTCCGCCGACCAGAATTCCGATTGGATCAAGTTTCCATTCTTCATATTTAGTCATGTCGCCCATGTTGGGAACCGACGGCCAGTGGTGGGCGAGCACCGCCGAAGGAAAGGGTTCGATTTCGGAGAACGCGGCTGGTTGCCAGCCGAGCGGCTCCCACGCGACCGAGGCCGCTTCGATGCCGGAACAGACGGAAAGGTATTTCATCGAGGTGGTGAGGTTATGCTTTACGGACAAACCAATGTCCGCCCATCCACATCGTAAGGAGGTGTTCGTGGGTCATGTCCGCCTTCCAGCAGAACGCCTCGTGTTTGCGGTGGAGCGGGTCGCGCTCGATGGTGACGTAGCCGTCGTTCTCTTCCTGATAGCGGTCGGGTGTGCGCCAATCGCTGATACGCTCAAAGTTACGGATAAGGTTGTGGGGCAGCATGGGTTATTACTTCAGATATATTTTTGAGGTCACGACTTCCGCACCGAGGGGCAGCGCCGGACACCATTCCGGCGGCGTGACCATGATACGTTCGACCTCGGTCTTGGCGGTTTCGCTCAATCTTTCTTCGACGAGTATGACAACTTCGTCGTGGACGCGCATCAGCACTTGGAAGCGAGCGGCTTCCAGCGCGAGGTAGCGATCCATGAAAACATCCCTCGCCAACGCCTGGGTGATATTTTCTGCCAGCAGACCGCCATACAGCTTGGTCGTGGCCATGATTCCGTTGCGCGGGATTTTGCACTGGTAGTCACCACGGCCTTCGCCCGAGCAGGTCACGTTGCGGTAGACCAACTCGCGGCCCGAGGGGAGGGTGACTGTGAAATTCTGCTCCTTACTGTCGATGGAGTTCCGCATCGTCCGGTCAAGAGTCCGCCACAGGCGGGTGACGGCGACGTTTGACTGGCGGTAGGACTGCACGATTTCTTGCGCTTCCTGCGAAGATATGTCGAGTCCGGCCATGATCTTGGCCACGTAGCGGAACTTCTCCGCCCCGCAGCCGTAGCCCAAGCCCAAGACGCGGGCCTTGGCGAGCTGGCGCATTTTCTTGTCCACGTCCTTGAGTGGACGCGGGTCGGTGTAGCCCATCGTTGCTCGGGCGTGCGCTTCGTAAACGTCGGAGCCTTTCATCAGCTCAAGGCTTTTCCAATCACGGGCCAGATAGCAGATGCACCGCGCTTCGATCTGGGAGAGGTCGCAGATCAGGAGCGTGTAGCCTTCGGGGGCTTTGATCAGGTTGCGGATGTCCACACCGGCCACTTGGCCTTTGGGGAGATTCTGCGCGTTCCATCCGCCCGAGCCGCTGTCGCGTCCGGTCACGGCCCCGAAGTATTTCATGTCGTATGGCATCCAGACCGAGGCGGGCTTTTTCCTCGCGAGCATGGCGCGGACTGTCTTGAGGTGCTTATTGCTTTTGCGGTAGTCCCGCACGGCACGAACCCACGGATACTGGTCGGCAAATTCCGCTTCCCACTCGGCTCCTTCGGTCGTTTTCTCGGCGAAGGTGGAGGGCGCACGAATGCCTTCCTTGGTGCATTGATCCCTGATCGCTTGGAGCGAGAGGAGCGCGATGTCCGAGTCTCCCGCCCAGGGGATGAGCTTGGCAGCGCGTTCCGCTTCTTCTTCGAGGATTACCGTCGCCCTTTTGGTCGCTTCCACATCTAAAGGGACACCGCGCATGGTCATCTCGCGGGTTTTCTTGGAGATCAGGCGTTCATGTTCCGGCCACTTGTGTCCGTGGATCTTCCAGATTTGCAGCGTGGCTTTGGCATCCAGAAGCGCGTAACGGGCGATCTCCATCTTGAAATCGTTGTCCATCCGCTTGCGTTTGGGTAGCGCGAGAAAGTCCGTTCCAGGAGGCACGGTGTAATGCCGGCCTTTCATGTTGTCGCGGGTGGACTTCTTCAGCTCGAGGTGGGCCAGATAGAAAGCGGCTTCCTTGAGCGAGCGCGGGTATCCGAGGTAGGCCGCCATGTCCGCAGTGTCGTAGACCGCCTTCGGCTCGACTCGTTTGACTTTCCCCTCCTCGACCAACGCTTGGTAAAGCGTCAGGTCGAACGCAGCGTTGTGCATGAGCCATTCTTGACCGGCGCAAGCATCCCACGGCGCACCGGCCGGTGGCCCGACATACTGCCAACCGGCGTCCGAATACATAGCGACCATGTAGATGTCCGTGGCGCGGGCGTAGTTGTAAGCCCCGAGCGTGGTCACGCTCGTTTCGTTGTCGTAGTAGGATTCAAAGTCGATCGCGACAGCCATGATCAGAGTTCGTGAAGTTGTTCTGGAAGGTGCGACCGCAGCCACGCGTTTTCGGTCTTCAGATCGCTGACGAGAAGAAGCAGGCCGTCGATCAATTCCTCTTGGGCTGCAAGTTTCTCGACCACCTGCCCGAGCGTCGTGAATGAATCACGCGGCCCGAAGTTGATGCGACCTATGGTAACGTCAGGGGTCATACTGCTTGAAGAACTCTTTGCGCTTTAGCGCCTTCGCCTTGCGGTATTGCTTGTCGCGTTTTTTCCTCGCGATGAGTTTTTGTTTGAGGTGCGGCTTGGACGACCGATGCCACTTGTTGCAAAAGGGACAGAGATAGACGCGGAAGTCCTCTGGATTCAACGACTCGGCTGCTTCCTTTGACTCGAACGGACGCTTCCGCATACACCCCTTGAGTAAAGCGAGATTGTCCAGAACGTGTGGCATAACTCATCCCTCGCGTTCTCCGTTGCGGACCGCCCACGCGAAGATGGCTCCGTAGGTTGCGAGTCCGCCGAGCACAATGCCGACGGCGAGACCGATGAGAAACCAACCGGCGCTCATGCCGTCCTCCAGAAACGAAGGCGATCGACGCCTTCTCCGTCAGTGACGAGTCGGGTCGCGAACTTCTTACCGCCGCGACGGCCGGTGCTTGATGCAATGGATCGCAGCCCATTGAACCCTTCACAGGTCGAGGCCGGATAGATGAACGAGTCGCCGACGTTCAGATTACCCAGTAGGTAGGACAGCGGATGTTGATACCGCGACTGTTCGCCTGGTTTCTTGTCTGCTAGAGGAACGTCTTCGTCGATGACGACAGTGTAAGTTCTCATTTAGCATCTCCTCCTTTGGCGGCGAGCCATGCTCCGAATCCGAATAGACCGACCCAAGAAACGAACAGTCCGACGATCGGGATCATTTGCTCCCTCCGATAAGTTCGCGTTGGCGCTCGGTGAGCAGGTTTTCTTTCCACTCTTCGAGTTGCCATTGCGCGAGTTCTTCCGACATCTGGTGGCGCTTATGAACCTCTAGATATGCGGAGCCAAACCCGACAACCACGGCTGCGGTGACGGCCATAGCCATCGCGGAACAGACTCGACGTGCGGTCATTTCCACACGCCTTTGTGGCAGAGCAGGCCGATAATTCCGTAGTTGGCGATGTCGATCCAAGTGTCCGCGACTTTCTCGTGTTCTGGACTCTTTCCGTTCCAGACCAGTGTCTTCAGCCTTTCGACCTTGTCGTTTAGTCGCACGACCACACCGCGCTCACCAAAAGCCGAAATGTTTCCCGGACCGTAGTCGCGGTTTTTTGAGTCCAGAAGGATGGCTGCTTCGCACAGCGCGTGGAATGATTTCCTGCCGAGATCGGTCTCGATCCCGATGATGTCGGCGAGGGTGTCGATCCATTCCTGGTCGGACTCCATGTTGTTGAGTTCCTTCAGGCGTTCGACACGCTCGTCGCGGTCTTGTTGTTCAAGAATGTGTTGTTTCATTGCTCCCATAGAAAAGTGGCTTCCGGCCGGAGGCCCATGCCCCCAATGCTGTTTTCCTCCGACCGGAAGCTGAGTTGATTGGCAGGGTTCCCGCTTTTATGCGGTTACGGGAACAGGGGACTAGAAATAACCAGAGGATAAAACCTTAACCGCCGCCGCAATCCCTGATCCTGCCAAAGGTTGTTATTTGAAAAGAACCGCTTCGACTTCTTCGCGGAGTTTGGTTTCGGTCAGTCCGTTGGTGCGGATTGCCGGTTGCCACCAACTGTTCTTCTGCCCCTTGATGAGGTTGGAAGACAGATGCCACCATCCGCCGACGATACCCGTCTGCGAGAGATGACCGCGCAGGGCCGAGGCCACAGTCACAGCGACGGCGCCGAACGCCGTTCCCGAAACTGTCCAGATGACACGGGCGAATTTCTTTCCGCCGAGCGTGTTGTAGAACAACGCCGCCGCGTCCTCGTCGAGCGTCTCAGGCTGCTCGATGAACAGCTCGATGTGCGCGATCTCGGAGAAGCAGCCTTCTTTCTGCGCCCTGTCGATGCGACCGCCGGAGGCGAACACTTCGGACGAGCTGTTGAAGACCTGCGCGGGCTTCGCGTCGCGTTCTTCAAACGGAATGTTCTCTTGGTATTGCTTGGCCATTGAAGCGACGATCACGTTGAGTGGTGCGCTCTTTTCGCGGGAGCCTTCGGCCAAGCCGTTGATCTGGTGCTCCTTGTTGATGACGTAGGTGCCAGGGATGAACGTATTGGCTAGTTCACCCGACTTGTTGACCAAGTTGAGGCGCGGGAGGCGCGTGTCTTGGGCGGTCCACTCGCCGATCAAGCCGTTGGCCGGATTACCCACCGGCACGGCGGTCGCGAGTTGTTTGGATTCGGCGGTCACGAGGGTTTTTTCCTCTGTGGCAGCCGGTTGCTTTTCGAGATCCTCGAAGCTGATTTTGCTCATGTTGTTTGTTTCTGATTTTGTTGGGCAGATGCCGTCTGCCTGCGGTTTCGCGGTGGTGAGGTTATTCACCTCCGCTAAATTGTTTTTCGTAGAAAGTGGATGCGGCCCTCCGATTTGGCGGCGTTGGCGTCAAGTAAGGCGCAGCGCAGTTCTTCCTTGGCCGACTTCATCGTCCCGCGTTTGGCCGTTCTCGCCACCGCTTTCTCCAAGTCGCCTATCGACACGTCGGCGCAGGCTGCGAAGGCTTCCGGTGTGATTGTGTCTTTGACCACGTCCCACGCAGCCTGCGCGTCGACGATTTTGAAAGGGGCCGACCGCTCGGCCAGCTCGAAGCCGGGGATTTCGATCCCTTCGTGCAGCCGCATTTCCAAGGCGCGTTGGTCGACTTTCTCGGCCCACGATTTGAGGATCGGGCCAAGTCGCTTGGCCGTTGCCATGACGAGCGGATCGTCGATCAGGGCCGGATCGTATTTGTCCGGCAAGGTCAGCTCCTCGGGTTTGTATTGGCTCGCCACGGCGAGCGCGAGGTTGTTCAGCTTCGGGCAGACGGCCCGTTGGCCGCACCACGCGCAGTGGGAGCCGGTCTGATAAGTCTCGGGGTTATTGCGTCGAGCCGCTTCGATGATCGCGGCGGTTTGCGCCGAGAGCCGCTCGTAGTCGGATGACCGCGACCACGACTCGACATCAATAGCCCCTTGAAATGGAAGGACGACGTGGGCGGTGACGATTTCCGTCTCGGGATGGGCATCCCAAACACCCACGGAGTAGGCCCAAAATTGCGGTGAATCCGCTTCGTAGGCACTGAAGGCAAACTTGTAGTCGACCAGCTCGCACTTGTTTCCGTGCAGGATCAGATGGTCGATGTGTCCGAACTGATCGAGCATCTTGTAACGTCTCTCGCGAATCTCCTTCGCGTCCTTGGTTTGGCCGCGGAGGTGTGCCAGATATTTCAAGCACATAGCGGCTGCGTCGCGGAGCCGCGTATCCTCCGGCGGTATAACGTCTAGGTTTTCCTTCTCCACGGCCAGATGCCCGAGAGTTCCCCTGTCGGCCGCGCTCTTGTCTCTCGTCTGGTCGTTGCGGAATCCTGGACATATTGCTTTGAGTTTGAGGGAGGAGGGAGAGTGCTCGCTGTGGGCGGGTTGTGAGGTTATGACTGCGGGCATAGATGGTGTGACTTCGGTTGTTTCGGGTTCGTTCAAATTATTTTTGCCTCGGTTGAGAATTTCTACATTCTGGCGTTTTTGCGCGGTCAACTTCAGCGCCGCTTGCTCGACTGTTCCTCCTGCGTAAAGACGGATTGCAAGCGCCCGAGACTTTGCACCCACCCGACAGATTCGTCCAACAGCCTGCTCCTCGACAGTCCCCGAGAACTGGGGACATATAAGCGCAATACGTGGGAAACGTCCGTCAAGGTCGTGTAGGTCGATGCTTTGGCCGCCGGCCGCGATCTGGACGATGACGACTCGGAGGTCGTTCTTTTGAAAGGAGTCTTGGGTCTTTTTTCTTTGGGTTTGAGGGACGCGTCCGTCGAGGACGCAGTTATCGTCAAAATGGATTCTTGCCTTGTCGATGGATTCATGGAAGTTGAGGAAAAGGACGACTGAACCTCCCGCCTCGACCAGCTCTTTGGCTTTCTCGACGAGGTAGGGGACTTTGACTGCTTCGACCACTTGACGTTGGCGGAGGTTTTTGACGGCCCCTGGATCGTCTGGATCGGACATTTCGTCATAGAGTTCTTTGATGGTGGCACGATCGGCAGGCGACAGCCAAAGCGGCTCGTCCGAGGTCATCAATTCCGGCAACTGTTCCCGCAGGGTCTCCTCGGACACGCGATATCCGCGATTCACGAATAGCGAATGGTGCAGCCGGTCCATCTTGTCCTTGTTCGTGTAGGGATCCCATTCCAAGCCGCCCCACCGCGATTTCTCGGCACCCATGTCCCTGACCCACTTCCAGTAGTAGCTCGGCGTGAAAAGCCGGAGGTTGACCCCGATCGCCTTCATTCGCAGCGGGTTCTCGGCGGCGGTCGCCGAGAGCATCAGGGTGTAATGGCCGGCCGCAGTCTCGAGCAGCTTCCCGTTCTGGGAGCTGTGTGCGCCGAACATGTGAACTTCGTCGAAAATCAAAAGACACCGCTCGGGTATATTCCACTCAAACTTTACCTTTTTACCCCCGTTCGGGATCTTTTTGAGCCAGGGCGTGTTCCCGTTCCGTAACTTTTCTGGGTTCAGGACGAAGAGTGGAACGACGCCGAACGCGGCTAGGGTGCTCTCCCACTTCACCAGCACTGACTTCGGCGCTATAACACACGTCGGTATGGCAAACCGTGCCGCAACCGCACTCGCAATGATTGTTTTTCCGCCGCCGCAGCCGGTCCCGTCGAGGCTGGCCCCAACAGAGTCGAGGATCTTGATATGCCGCGCCACGGCGTCTTCTTGGTAGGGGAATAGTTTGAACGCTTTAGTTGTCATCTATGTCAAACTCAACCTATGAAAATTATTAACGCAGTAGTTGTAGCAAGTTTGTTAGCCGGAAGCGCATGGGCCGGAGACGTTTCCTACATCGTCGACCCGAGCGGGGATAACCAAATCGTCTGGGTCCAGAGGCAGGGCAATGTCTTGTATGTCACGGAATCGGATGACATGAAGCTGGAGCGCATGTCTCGTCGCATGTCGGAGCGCCGTCGCTCGTCGTCGGAGAGTCTGCTTGGCGATCTCCTAGACATTCGCTAACCACGCGGTCGGACTCCTTTACGAGTTCCAGCCAATCAGCGGCGAGCATCGTGACCAACCACGGCTCGCCGTTTTTCTTGTGCGCGACGACCGGCGTCTTAGTGCCGCTATCGGTGATCGCCTGCTTCATCGCATTGAGCACGTTCAAGTTCTGAACGCCTTTGACCTCAAAATGCGCCCACGGCAATTCGGGACAAACGACATCGGCATTACCGGCCGCGCCGCAATACTGCTGCCCGCGAAACGACTTGAGGAACCCTGCCTCGCGGAGTTGGTCCCGCCAAAGGCGCTCGACCCGTTTGCCTTTCTGTCGTGAATTCACGGGACGGCGGAAGTGATCCGGCCTTGCGCCCAACGGACGAGGTCGTCTTCGCTATACATCAGTTTGCGGTCTCCAATGCGCGTGCAGGGAAGCCCTTGCTTGCGCCAGTAGGCCAGCGAGTTGCGGTGGAGTGGTTTGCCGAAGATTTCGCTCAATCGGGCGACGGCTTCGGATGATCCGTAAACGGACTTGCGCTGTTGCACGGGGTTTTCAATGTCCAGCCGGACACGGCCTTCCCCGACTGGCGTCGCTTTGAACGACGCGCATTCGATGGTCATGGTCATAAAGGTGACGAGGTTATTATCCTTCGATCAATGTTTTGGTCAGTGCGTTGCGGATGATCTCGCTGATCGAGAGGCCGGTTTTGGCAGCCGTCTCGACCAGCGATTTCTCCAGCTCAGGGCTACTAGCAAAGCTGCGGATGAGCTTCGGGTTGCGAAGCCCCCGCAGTTTTTTCGTCAGTGATGTTGTCTCGCAAGGCGCTGGTTCCGTCATGGGTGAAAAGGTAGCTGTTAATCATATCTTCGACAAACAGTTGCCCGAGACGTTCAGCCGGAAGGTTGACTTCATTCGCGAGTTTTTGGAGTTTGAGGGTCAGTTGTTCATTGATCGTAATGTGCATGGTTATTATGTGATTTACGTTACGGGTTTGGTGGTGGGGCTGGCGTGTGAGATTATTTGCGGATTTTCTTCATCACTGCCGTCAGCGCCTCGAGCGTGTCGGGATCGAGGTTGGCTGTGGCGCGCTCTTCAGCGTCGTCTGGCAGTTGGCTTGCTATTTGGCTGGCGATTTTGCGGACAGATCCGTCTTTGTCCACGTCGCGGAGGAACTTTTCCGTCGCTTGGCGGATTAAAGCCGAGACGTTGGTTGATTGTGCCGCAGCTAAAACATCGAGTGCTTTGGCGTTGATCCGGTCTTCGATATACGAGAGCCGTCTGGTTCCTGCTTTTAGTTGATTAGGCATTTTGGTTTTTCTTTTCTGTTGGGTTTTCTGAAAATTCACTCTCCTTCTCGTTTTGGCGTTCGAGCGTCCACGATAACAACCTTTCTAGCGAATGTGCGGTGGCGAAGTCAAACACCTTTTGTGGGGTTATTTCAAACCACGCTCTTGCCGCCGCCGGGGTGACCAAGGACTTGTAATGCTCACGGAGCATCTGCGGGGAGTTTCCCGCCAGCTCCGAAGTCAAGGCCGCGTTCCGGTGGAGCGCGAGGTGGTAAGAACAAAATGAATGGCGCAGGACGTTCTGTTTCCAAACCAAGCCGACATCCTTGAGCCGGTCCTTGTAGGAAATGGCGGCGATGCTTTTCCTGCTCGGGCGGCTCCCACTTGCGGGGAGCTTGGCCACGGCCAGCCATTCTTTGAGGTTGCTCGGTAGCTCAAGGACGCGGCGCGATCCTTTTTTGGCGATCTCCGCGTTGATCGCGGCTACGTTTTCTTCGACTGAAAAATGCTCCGGCGTCATGCGCTCAAACTCTGCGCGCCGCGCCCCCGCAAAAGCCATCGTCGCCACGTAGGCAATCTGGTGAGGTTGGGCTACGATGAAAAGCCGCATCAATTCCTCCGGTGTGAACACGGCGGGGGTGCTGTGCTTGGTCGAGGGCAGCTTGATGGTCTCGGCCACGCTTTCGTATTCACGGCCGACGTATTTCATGCGGACGGCGTGGAGTTCCAGAGCGCGGAATGCCCGCAAAAGATTCTTTTTGTAGGTCGGGGTGAACTCGCTATCGGAGAACTTGCGTTCAATGAATCCGGTCGTGATTTCAGGCAAACTCATTGCGCCCGCCCATTTCTTCCATAGGTTGTTCGCGGACGTGATGCTTTCCCTGTATCTCCTTGATACGCTTCTTGCCTTGGCCGCTTCGAGAAACTCGTCGGCGATTTCGGCGAGGGTTTTGCGCGGCGCCCCGATGCGATGAAATTTGAGATAGAATTCGACCGCAGTGTGGAGCGGAACCGACCCGAGCTTACGAGCACACTCGCGGTAGTAGACGATGTCTTCACTGCGGACAGTGGTTTTTTCCCCCTCCGCACGGGCCAGGTCGCGAACGATGCGCTCGGCTTCTGCGATGGCTTTGTCGGCGCTGGAGAACGCACGACGGAAGCCGCGCCGCCCCACGCGCCAATTCAGTCGAAAGAACTTGTAGCTGTTGTTTCGCGTCTCGCGGATGCTCACTTTGGAGCCGTTCAAGTGCAGTTCGTGGCGCCCCGGCGCGGTCTCAATAAGGGTGGATTTCGTCATGCTATATTTGACGTAAGTGTGTGCCAATTCGTTCAAAATTAGTCATAACCTCGCCTAAAAAATAATACCAAATGTCACGTAACTTTTCAAATAACAGAGTAAACAAGCCAATTTACAAATTTGAAAATTGGGCAGCGCGCACGGGATTCGAAGTCGTTTTCTTAGTGCCACAAACACCAACAACATCAGAACTTTGCACCATTATCAAATTTCCGTGTGCCGGAGGTTGGTGACTAGTTTTGGCACATTTTGACTTATGCTATTTCGACCATGTCTCATTAACGACGCCTCGACGATTCCTGCCGGATCCATCCAGCGATACGGCTACGTCTTCCCACAGGAGTTTACCGAATGGGCCGTTGAGCTGTTCATGTATCGCGAAGGCCGGTTTTCGCCGGAGAGCTTGGGCCGCGAGGAACACTTCAAACGTGCGGCCAGATTCTTTTGGAATAAAAAGACCGAGAACTTCGTTTGGCACCCCTGGGCTGACGACATGCTCCATGCCTGCTGTAACCACCGCTATGTCGGTTTCGCAGGCTGCGGGAGCAGCGGCAAGTCGGACTTTATGGCCGTCTGGGTTTTGCTGAACTGGCTGGCGGCCCCTTTCCATACGCTCGGGTTGCTGACTTCGACCTCGATCCGCGATGCCAAAAAACGGGTCTGGGGCGCCGTGCAGCGGTATTGGCCCGCCATTAAGGACGTGGCGCCCGCCAAGTTGACCGACACTCCGACTCCTGCCATCTACGTGATGAAAGAAGGCCAGCGCCTAGAGCAGGCCGGCATATACCTCATTCCGGCCGAGGCCCGAAAATCCAACGAAGTCACTGGCAAAATGCGAGGCATGAAAGCCGCTCGTGTTTATCTAGCCGCCGACGAGCTGTCCGAACTCAGTCATGCGCTGATCGACACGGCGCTTTCCAACATGGCCAACAACCCCGTGCTGCACGTGTGCGCGGCGGCTAATCCGGTGTCGTATTACGATCCCTTTGGGAAATTTGTTGAGCCGAAAGACGGATGGGGTTCGATCAACGTCAACATGGATCAGTGGGAGACCAAGCTCGGCGGGGTGTGTTTGCACTTCGACGCATTAAAAAACCCGAACTATCTAGAATCTCAGAACCGCTGGCCGATCCAAAAGTGGGAAAAGATTGATGAGGCGCGCACACGACTAGGCGAAGATTCGCCGCTGTTCTGGCGCGACTACCGGGGTTTTTGGCCGCCGCAGGCGGTCAGCAAAGCCATCTACAGCGAGGCCGAGATCATCCGGTTCCAAGCCGATCAAAAGCCCGTTTGGAAGGGCCGAGTCGAGCGGGTGGCTGGAATCGACCCTTCCTTTGTGAGCGGCGGAGACCGATGTGTCCTCTATCTGGGCTCCTATGGCCAGAACAAAGATGGAGCCGATCAGGTATCGTTCGACACGTTCCATTACCTTGAAGACGAGGCATCTAACCCCGAACCCCGCACTTTCCAGATCGCTAAACAAATCCTCACCATTATCAAAGACGCTGGCGTCCCGTGGCGGAATGTCGGCGTCGATGTAACCGGCGGAGGAGTTCCCTTCTGTGACGCGCTCGCCACGGTCTGCGGATCGAACGAGTTTCTGCGTGTCCATTTCGGTGGCGCTCCCTCGAGCCGATCGCTTTCGACTTACGACCCGACTAAGTGCGAGGACAAGTATGTCAATCGGGTGACCGAACTGTGGTTCTCGGCCAAGGAGTTTCTTCAGAACGGCCAGCTTCGGGGGGTCGGACCCGACTTGGCGCGGGAAATGACCAGCCGGAACTACGACACGCGAAAGTCGGGTTCGATGAAGGTGATAGTAGAGCCGAAGGCGGATATGAAGGCCCGCACCGGCCGATCACCAGACATCGCTGACGCCGCATTCGTCCTCCTCGACGTTATACGGGAGAGGTTCGGTTTACGGCCACTCCAGGAAGGCAGCTCCCGACGCGGGGGTTCGACACGCTGGAAAGAGACAATGACCAATGGAAAATTCGCACCGCGCCGGACCGCCAGCCAGTTGACACGTTTTTAGGACATGGGATCATAACCGCACAACCTATGATGGAGCCAGATCCAATCGGACCCGAGGAGTATGCGCTGGCTTTGCTGGTCGCGTTCTTCGCGGTGCTCCTGATGACGAGCTACTGGCTCGGAATTTTATGAGCCTATACGAAAACATCAACAAACGTCGGAAGGCGGGCACGTCCCGTCCGAAGTCCAAGTCCACCATCGAGCCCAAGACCTACGCGAAGATGAAGAATAAGCGCGGGGGATTCTCAGCGAAGAAGCGGAGGTAATCATGGCTACCTACAAAGGCAAGAAGGTCACGCTGTATAAGCCCCGCAAGATGGCGGGGATCACACCGGCCGCGAAGAAGAAGTCAGTCTTCGTGCCGGGCAAGAAGGCTGGAACAGCGAAGGTCGTCCACTTCGGGGACTCCTCGATGTCGGACTTCACCAAGCACAAGAACCCGAAGCGCCGCGCCAACTTCCGCAGCCGCCACAACTGCGCGGCCAAGAAGGACAAATCCACCGCGGGATATTGGGCCTGTAAGGATTTATGGTGAGCACCGAATACCCGCGCCTGACCCAGATCGGCTGCAACGTGAAGCGTGAACCAATGGACCATGTTCCGTGGACCGAGTTGGATGAAGCGATCAACGGGGCAGGATTGGACCGTGAGAGGTTCAGCGATCTCTTCGGCGTGCAGACATGCTACGCGGGTGGGGTCTATGCGTGGGATGCCGAGGCTGTGCTCGAACGCATGATGGGCGGGAAGCTGACCGGAAGTCAGAGGTATTGGGATTAGTATGATCCATGAATGGCGCACCCCGCTCCTGGTCCACACGCCTCATGGCGAAGGTGAAGCAATCCTGTTTATGGATTATGGGCTGGCGACAAACTCGGTCTGGATCGTCCGGCTCAACGGCGGAGAACCCAAGCACTACTTCTCGCCCGACATTCGTATCTACGGCAACCCGATGGAGGGGCGCGGATGGGATGTGGAGATACCGGAGGGTTGGGTAGAATGAGTGAGACCGAAAAATATCGACACTGGTTTTTGCCACATACCCAAGGCTACGGCATCGACCTCGGTTACGGCGGCGACCCGCTTGTCCCCCATGCCATCTGCTTTGACATGCCGCAGCCTTACACCTCGGTCGGGTCGGCACCACAGCATCTAGGCGGTGACGCCCGGAGTCTGCCTTTCAAGAATAACACCCTCGACTGGGTCTACGCCTCGCACCTGATCGAGGACTTCACCTACAATGAGCAAGTCGCAGTGGTCAAAGAGTGGCTTCGCGTGCTCAAGCCGGGCGGTCGTCTCCTCATTCTGGCCCCCGACCAGCAACGGTTCTTGGCCCATTGCGCGGCCACGGGTCAACCAATCAACGAGGCGCACAAAGAGGCCGACTACTCACTCAAGACTTTCAAAAAGAGAGTGCTCAAGGCCGGCAACATCCGCGACGAAGTGTGGACCGAGGCCGACTTCGATGACTACTCGTGGGGCATTGTCTTGGGAAAAGAATCATAACCTCGCGTGTAGTATATTAAGCGCATCATGTCGTATCGGGTCACAGTCGAGGAATTACGCAAAGGCGCACCGCCGCTGCGGATGATTTCGTTGACGGCTGTTGATTGGCTTCAGGCGATCGACGCGGTGACGGAGGTGCTTTCCCGTGAGGACGGCTACTTCAACCAAGACGAGCAGGAAAACACGGCCACTGAGCCGGATGATGAATTACTTCCATAGCGGGGATCTAGGTGATGTCATCTACGCTCTGCCCGCGATCCGGGCTTTGGGTAAGGGCAACTTGTATCTGAACTCCCGTCCGTGGACCGCGAAGATGACGCCCGAGCGGGCCAACGTGCTTCGTCCGCTCCTCGAATCCCAAGACTACATCGGCAAGGTGATTCACGGGGATGCGCCGAAATCCGAATACGTAGTCAACTTCTCCACGTTCCGGAATGGTGGGCTGGTCTACGGTGTCAGCCTCATGGAGCTTCAGAGTGATTGGGTCAATGCCAATGCGGAGTCGGAACCTTGGTTGAAGGTCGCGCCGTCGGCCAAATCCCGAGGCCGCATCGTTTGTCATCGCAGCCCGCGATACCACAATCCTTACTTCCGCTGGGATGAGATCGGCGAGAAGTTCGGCACACAACTTCTCTTTGTCGGGTTGCCGCACGAGGTCGAGGAACTGCGGCGGGTGTCCAAGGTTCATGCCGAGTATGCGATCACCAGCGACTACCTTGAACTAGCCAAGCTGATCGCGGGCGCGGATCTTTTCATCGGCAACCAATCTTCGCCGATGGGCTTGGCGATCGGTCTGGGAGTGCCGTTTATCCAAGAGACATGTCTCTGGACGCCCGACTGCCTCTACCCGCGCAAGAATGGTTTCTACTCCTACGATGGAGGAATCCCGAGCTTGGATATCCCTGAGTTTATCCCACCACCGGATGTCGACCGCAACGTCCTACCTCCGGGCGGCTGGCAAGTGATCTCACGGAGAACGGGCGAGCGGGTCACCTTCAAGTCACATCGTTTAGCGACTAAGCACCTTAAAGGTTACGACCGCTACCTCAACGATGAATCCGCCGCCCAAGAGGTCGATCGACAGAATGCGGTGCGCGTCCCGCATCTCGTCCGGCGCGACAGCGCATTCCAAATCTTCGGCAAGGTTAAGCCGCTCGTTGAGGCGGTCTCTAAATGAACGACGCCTGTAAAACCGGAGACATCTCCGAGTCGATCTTCGCCACCCAAGCTCTCCGCCGGGGCTGGTGGGTTTACACGTCTAATGGTCATGCGCGGCCAGCGGATGCGATCGTGGTTCGACCACCAATGCGTCCGGTCTCCATTCAGATCAAGACTGCCTCGATCTATGCCGATCGTGACAATACTTACGGCGTGATGGTCTGCCGCGGGAGAGGCCCGGTCAAAGCGTCCTATCTCAAAGGCGACTTCGATATCTTGGCCGCGTGGTTACCGGACGTGGAGAAGTTTGTCTTCTGGCGGTTTGACGAGATCGCCGAGCGGAAGAAAATTAACTATTCGCCGCGGCTGCATCGTCAGCCGGACAACTGGGATTTGTTGGAGACCCCATTTGCAGATATAATAACCCCACAACCATGCTGCTAGTCCTTCCTGTGTCCAAGGCCGACCTGAAGCTCGCCACCGCTCTGGCTGGCCATCTTGAGCTATTGGGCGGCTTGTCGCGCCACAAGCTCTTGGTCGTCGGCACGCTCCAGACCAAGGATGAAGCGGCGGCTTTGAAAGAGAGACTGGCCCCGCTCTTTGCTTCGGCCGACCTCTTTGTTCCGGATTCCGAGTGCGAACTCGGCTGGCCCCAGAGTGCCAACCATCTCTGGGCGCGGACGGTGCGTCATCTTCAGCACAGCGGGAACAAGGACATCTGGTATTGGTTCGAAGCTGACAATACGCCGATTCGGGAAGATTGGCTCGACGCCATCGAGACCGAATACAATCAAGCCCAGAAGCCCTTTCTGGGAGCCGTCCAGCCGACCCGAATGCTCGACCGCAAGTCGGGCGAATTCGTCAAAGTCGACGGCGAGCATGTTATCGGGACGTGCGTTTATCCGGCTGATTTCCATAACCGCTCACTCCTATGGAGCTATGTCCGGATCGACGACGGCCCAAATGTCGAACCCTTCGACGTTTACCTCCGCCACGAGATGCGTCCGAACACGGCAGTTTCCCAACTCATTCACAACAACTGGCGGACAAAGAACTACGAGATCGGACCGAAGGGCGAGATCTACTGCGATCCGATCGACGACCTCTCGGTCTACGGTCCTGTGCCCGCCGATGCCGCCGTGGTTCACGGATGTAAAGACGGTTCGCTCATAGAAGCCCTGCAAAAATGACAAATTCCGAACTAGCCCCCCTCGAAATCCTCGGCCTCGACGAAAACGGCAAAGCGCCGAAGATGCGCGTCGACAACGTAAACAGCGCCCGCTCCATCTACAAAGCGATCAAGGACTCCGATCAGGGATCATCCAAAAACCGCGCCTTGGTTGACGCCATGTTCAATGGCGCGGCTCCCTTCAATCAGCAGGATCTCATCGAGATGGGGCAGGGGGAGAGGACTAACCTCGACTTCGGCGAAGCCGCTTCACTTAAAGAGCAAGCCTTGGCTGGATACTACGACCTCACCTCCTCGGTCGATGTCATGGCGCGGATCACCATCGACTACGGCTCCCCCGAGCAGCGCGTCGAGTGGGAGCGGGTCTTGGCTGAAGAGTTCCACCGCACGCTCAAAGAGTGGCAGGAGTTTGAATTTAACCACCAAATGCTGGCCGACCAGTTCGTTTCGCACGGTGTCGGGGTTTGTTATTTTGAGGACGAGGTTGATTGGCGCTGGCGGGTGGCTGGCTTGTCCGAGTTCCGCATTCCGCGTGGGACACGCGCTTCCGAGTGGGAGATCGAGGTCGCCACGGTCGACCGCGAATACCAAGCGCATCAGCTTTACAAGTTCATCGAAGACCCTGCCGTGGCCAAAGACCTGGGGTGGAACGTGAAGATGGTGAAACAGGCGTTGATCCGCGCTTGCCGCGACAGTTCATTCCAAGAGGCCGGTGAGTGGGAGAAGCTCGAAGTCGAACTCAAGAATAACGACCTCCTCTACGGCAACAGCCGCGGGAAGAAAGTCCATGTCGTTCACATGTGGGTGCGCGAGTTCGACAAGAAAGTCAGCCACCTCATCTTCCTTAAAGATCCGATCGGATCCGACGAGAACGCCAAAGAAGAGGACTTCCTCTTCAAGAAGCCCAACCGCTTCGACGCTCCGACAAACTGTTTTGTTACTTTTTGTTATGGTGTCGGCAACGGGACGTATCACGGCATCCGCGGGCTTGGATACAAGGTGTATCCACACATCCAGCTTTTGAATCGCCTCCGCTGCGGCATGGTCGACGGGGCTTTGCTATCGAGCGCGTTGATCGTCCAGCCCGGCGACAACGGCTCCCGTGCCCTCGAAGATCTGACCCTTTCTTACTACGGCCCCTACGCGCTGTTCCCCCCGGGGCTGAAGATCGTCGACAAGGCGATCCCGAACTACCAGCAGAACCTCATCCCAGTCCTCAATGATCTGACGATGAATATGCAGAACCGCACCGTCGGCTATCAGTCACGGGCGGTCACGCCGGATGGTCAGTCGAGGACGGCTTACGAGGTTCGCGCCCAGTTGCAGCAGGAAGCGGTGCTCGGTGCAGCGGCGATCAATCTATTCTACCACCCGTGGAAACGTCTCCTTCGTGAGGCATACCGCCGTTTAGTGTCGCGTGACTATGCCGCGAACGAACCCGGCGGTCGCGAGGCAATCGAGTTCAAGCGCCGTTGTATGGCGCGTGGGGTTCCGGAGGAAGCGATCCACCGCTTCAATACGGTCGAGCCCGTCCGGGCCATCGGCTACGGAAGCCCTGGGATGCGGAGTGCGGCGATCGACGAGACGATGCAGATCTTCGGGTCGCTCGACGAGGCGGGCCGGATCAATCTTCTCCGCGACCGCATCGCCGCCCGCTTCGGGCAGGAAGTAGTCGACCGCTACTTGCCGTCACCTTCAGTAACTCTTCGCACTCCTATTGATGACAAGATCGCGATGCTCGAAAACTCCGATCTCTCAATGGGCACGATGTTGCCCGTCAACTCTGGGGAAAATCACTTCATCCACGCCTCCCGCCATCTGACCTCCCTTGATGGTTTGGATGCCGCAGTCTCGCAAGGCCAAGCGGAGCCCGCGGCGGCAATGAAAGCCTACGCCACGATGATTCCTCACCTCGGCCAGCACTTGCAGTTACTCGCAGCCGACGTGGCTCGCCAAGACCAAATCGCACTCATGCGTCAACGCTTTCAGCAGTTGAGTGCCTCGGCCAAGCGGCTTTCCGATGAGCTTGCCGCTGCCGCCGAACAGCAGGCGAAAGCCGAGCAAGCCGAACAAGCTCGAATGATCGAAGCCGAGCGTGCCCGCATCGCCCAGATGGAGCAGCAGTTGGCCGAAGCTCAAATGCTCTCACCCAAAGCCCAAGCGGATCTTATCGAGCGCCGGGCTAAACTAGAGATGCAAATCGAGAAGCACCAAGTCGATATGCAGACCAAGCAAGCCAAGGTCATGCAGGAGCTTGCCCTCAAAGACGCCAAAACCGCTGCCGAGATTTCACCGGCTGCACAACCGACGATGCCGTGAATATCGACGTTACCGGATTACTGACCAACGCGCTTTCGACGGGGCTCTCCTCCGGCGTTCTCAAGACCAATGTGCCTTGGATCGACCGCATGATGAAGGGCGCTTCGATTGGAATGTCCGAGGGTTCGGCCGGCGGTAGCCTCGGCGGTCCGGTTGGTGCGGGTTGGGGTGCGTTGGGTGGTGCGGTATTTGGTGGGTTGGACGGCGCGGTGGACGGGCCGATCTTTCGGGCCAAGACCGGAGGATCTTCCGGTTTCGGAGGTTGGTTTGACGACATGATGCTCGGTGCAACCCAAGGCACCGCCCAAGGAAGTTCAATGGGTGGGTGGGGAGCAATCGGCGGCGGTGTCCTCGGAGGGTTCCAAGGTCTTTCCGGCAACAACAACATTCAGAGCCAGGGTTTTCTATGAGGGACTATAAAAAAGAATACGAGAGCTACCATGCTTCGCCGATCCAGAAGAAGCGCCGCGCTCAACGCAATGCGGCCCGCCGCAAGATGACTAAAGCGGGTTACGTGAGCAAAGGCGACGGCAAGGACGTGCATCATAAAAACGGAATGAGCAACCACTCCAGCAATCTGGCCGTGTTGCCGAGGTCCGTGAACCGGAGTATTAAGTAATAACATGCCCGCTTATTATCCAGAAGGAAACACCCCACTGCGCGAGGACTATACCGAGCGGTCGTTGCAGAAGATCAACGCCCTGCTCAATGCCTCCGCCCCAGAGTGGGACGATCTCGACCTTTCCTACGACGGCAACGGCAACCTCACCCAGGTCGTCTACAAGCTGAACGGCACGACCTTCCAGACCTTCAATTTCACCTATTCCGGTAGCGATCTCACCCGAGTCCAGAAGAGCTAATGGCTTTCAAGTTCAATCCTTTCACCGGCACGCTGGATGTCGTCAACACACCAGCGGCCAGTTATATTGACGGCGAAGTTGCCGACAGTTCATTGCTGCCGATTACCTTGGGCACTCCCGCCATCGGCGATGTTTTCCTAGCCAAAGCGGGCAGCGGGATCTGGCTCCTCAACCGTCGCCCCGCGGGACTGTATGTGAGGACGGCCAACAACGGCAACCTCAACGACTGGTATTACCTCTCGGCTTTTCAGGAGGTCAATTCCGACGCCAACCTGCGCGTCTACCACGACGCCGACTCCTCGCGCCAACTCGCCCTCAATGTCGGCAGCATTGCTCCGGCCACGACGAGAACTCTTTCCGCCCCCGACCGTAGCGGCCGGGTTTCCGTCTCCGACTACCGCCTCTTGAGCGCCAATGCGAACGCGGTCACCGGAGACAAAGTCGCCGCCGACACGACCAGCGCAGCATGGACGCTCACCCTGCCCGCGACCCCGTCGAACGGCGACACGGTCACCGTGCTCGACTACGCGGGCACCTTCGACACGAACAACCTCACCATCGCCCGCAACGGATCGAACATCGAATCCTTGGCCGAGGATATGACCTGCAATGTCGAGGATGCCGCTTTCACGCTGGTCTATGTCGGGGCAAGCGTTGGCTGGAAGGTGGTTCCGTATTTCGGAAACAAGACCAACTTTGCTTCGCCTGATCCGATCGGTAGTTCGGTGCCGAATACGGGGAGATTCACGACCCTGACGGCCAACAACGGCACGCTCACTGGTGCGTCCGCGCCGGTGCTTGATTTGGCGCAGACTTGGAATGCCAGCGGCGTTACGTTCACGGGGCTTCGTGTCAACGTAACCGACACGGCCAGCGCGGCTGCATCCAACCTTGCAGAGTTTCAAGTAGGCGGCACTGCCTTGGCGGCAATCCGAAAAGATGGTTCATTTCGCGTGCTTGGCACAGGAGATCGCACACTTTTAGCGCATCCTAGTTTTGCGCTGTCGGCAGTAGCGGGAGGCGCGTGGCTCGGTCTAAACACAACAATGTCTATAACGGGCGGTGTTCGCGTTTTGGGAGGAACGATTTCGATTGGCACCGCCAGCAGCACAGATTTCGCAGTTATTGACCGAGATGCAGCGCACACGCTTGCGCTCCGCAGCACCACCAACGCCCAAACCTTCAACATCTACAACACATTCACCAGCACCACGAACCACGAACGCGGCTTCCTCAAGTGGAGCAGCAACGTGTTTCAGATCGGCACGGAGAAGGGATCGGGCGGCGGGACGGCGAGGGCGCTGGAGTTTCAGACGGATGGAACATCACGGTGGCAGATCACAGCAGCGGGCTTGCTTACAACTGTCAGCGCACCAGCAGATAGCGGTGGCTTTTTCGTGGCTGGCGGATGGATGGTCTATCGCGCTGGCACTACGAATCACTGGGCTATTGTAAATGGAGATATCACGCATCGTGCGACAGGCAACTTTCAATGGAGCGGACAGTCAGACGCTTCTAATTTTTCTGGAGACTGGCTGCGCCTTTCCCGATCTGCTGGCGGATGCTTGCTGCTGTCGGCCAACACTTCCACCGAGCATCGCCTCCAATTCGGCGGCACAACCAGCAGTTTCCCCGCGCTGAAGCGAAGCAGCGCAACGCTGCAAGTGAGGCTGGCGGATGATTCGGCGTATTCCGTTTTAGACGCACAACTCCGCGCACAAGGCGCAGCACCCGCCACGACAGGAGCCACAGGCACGGCGGGCGATATTCGGTATGACGCGGACTACATCTATGTCTGCACGGCGACAAACACATGGAAACGCGCAGCCATCGCAACGTGGTAAAATAGACTATGGCCAACCTTTCGACATACTACCCCGCTCCGATCACCGCCGCCGATCTCGGTCTAGGTGCGGGCAGCAACGCGACCTTCGGCTCGATCCAGAATACGCCGATTGGGAGCACCACGGCATCCAGCGGATCATTCACCACGCTCACCGCCAACAACGGCACCATCACGGCGTCCGCGCCTGTGCTGGATATCAGCCAAACGTGGAACAATTCGGGCGTTAATTTTACTGCCGTCCGAATCAATATTATCCCCACTGCAGCACAATTTGGTGGGGGGCTTTCAAACTTGTTGGATATTCAAAATAATGGCGGCGCAGCGTTTTTTGTTCGCACAAACGGAAACGCCAACGCCTCCGGCTTTACGACATTCGGTGGTGGTGCGCTTACTCTAAATGGTCAAGCAGTGCTGCTTGCTGACGCCTCTAATGCATTAGCCCAACGCAGCGGAACGAACGCCCAAACCTTCAACATCTACAACACATTCACCAGCACCACGAACCACGAACGCGGCTTCCTCAAGTGGAGCAGCAACGTGTTTCAGATCGGCACGGAGAAGGGATCGGGTGGAGGCTCTGCGAGGGCGCTGGAGTTGCAAACGGATGGCGTGACACGTCTCACGGTTCAAACAGGGGGAACAGTTGCGCTCACAAGTCACCTTACCGCAGAAAACGGATTCATCCGCATTGCTTCAGCGCAAGCGTTTCAATGGCTGAATAGATCGAAAATTTACTCATTATCTGATGGCAACGTCGGGCTGTATAACGCTGGCGAAAGCAGTTTCAACCTCCTCCAATTCGGCGGCACCACCACCAGCTTCCCCGCGCTGAAGCGCAGCAGCACCGTCCTGCAAGCTCGTCTTGCGAACGACTCCGACTTCTGCCCGCTCCAAGGTCAGCTGCGCACTCACGCCAACGCCGTCACCGAAACAATCACGGCAGACAAAACGCTCACCCTCTATGACGCCGCTGGCACCGCTTACAAGGTTCCGTGCGTTGCCGCCTAATCTTATGCTAACCAACCCTAATCCCATCGAAACACCCGCCGTAGCCGCCAAGGTCTATGACCGCCTCCACGTTTACAGTCTGTCCGCCATCCAGCCGACCGCTGATTCCGGCAGCATCACCGTTGAGCTTCTGCCCGCAACGGCAGACGGCGAACTCGCCAACGGAAGCCTCGTCCAAAAGATGACCGCGCCGTTGACGCCCGAAATCATGCAGGAGGTTCCCGAACTCGCCGCCGCGTTTGAGGCAGTCCTCGCCGCGATTCCCGCGACCCAAGCCTACTTGGCCAGCCAGCAGGAGCAGCCCAATGAATAAGCAAGTCACACTCACCGAGGCCGAGGCCAAGGTCGTCATGCAGTGC